ACCGAGATTTGAAGGGGTAAGCAGCGACGAGTTCGTCTGCTTGCTTAAGGAGGAGTTTGACGCGGATGAGTTCGATGATGTTCATGCGATTCTCCGTGCTGCACGGTTAGTGAGTGAGTCCAGTTCCTTGGCTGCACGCAGCCAGTCCTTGTGTTGGATGAGTTGGTCGAGGATTACTTCCATTGTAATCCGGGTGCGTTTTATGAAGCGCTTCGTAACAACGATCAAATGCTGAGGGGACATTGCTGAGTACCTCAAGTTACGTGGGTTGGATGTTGCACAAAGAAAACAAGAAGCGCGGCAACGCCGCGCTTGCTTTTAGGGGACGTACCGATCCAGTTCTTCTGGACATGTCCATTGAACTGGGAATAGTCGGTTGCACTCACTGCGTAAGTGGCTATGAGCCACTGTGAGCGCATTGGCGAGGATGCGATCCTCGTTGTTCTCGGCTGCTTCACGCAGGTCGAGAAGTTTCTGCATTGCTAGCAGATAATCAGCGAAAGCACTCATGGCTTAGTACCTTTGAGCTGAGGGGTTAGGTTCCAGAACCTGCCCGGAAAATAGGTCGTACCCTCGATGTAGCCGATGGCATGACGTGCTGCGGAAGTGAATCCTGAGCACATTAGTCCTGCGACCGCAGCCGCCATGATCCCGGAGAAAGTTCCGTAATGCATAACGTAGGCGAGCACGGATACTCCGAGATCAAGTGCTAAGGGCCTGCCAAGCAGGGTTAAGGACGTGCGAATCGGTAACTTAAAACCGATCAACAACATCCCCATGAAGATGATGACGCCTGATTCAATGATCATGTTTGCGAGCCTCCACGATGGCGAGAGCTAAGGCACTGAGTACCGAGAGCATCGGTACTAAGATGATGGCAATAAGAAACGAGCAGGTCAGGATTACCATGACTGAGCTACCTTGTTGGTGATTTCATCAGACCAATGCCCGGTAGGCATCAGTTGGAAAGTGGCGTGGTCGCCACGCTCGTTGAACTGGGCAACGCGTGCCCAGATGCCGATGGAGTTGAGGTACGCGCACGCGGACTCAAGCCCGCCGACGCGGACTTCGATGATGCAGCGGCGGAAAACTTCAGGTTCGAAGTGTGCTGCGCGGGCGCGCACGACGCGCTTGGTGCTTGGTGATTCGATAACGATGTCTCTCATGACGTGTACTCCGGTTGCTGAGTTGGATGTTGCGTATATAAAGGAAGAAGCGCCGCAACGCGGCGCCCGAGGTTACTTGTACTTGGCTTCTTCGCGCTTGAGTGCGCGGTATTCCTGCCAGTACTTGAACGCCAGCGCCCAAAAGAAGGCGCTGAGAAAAATACAAATAACTTGGGACATATCGCGTACCTCTGGTTAGCGTGGAAGGTAGGACTGCACGAGCAGTCCTACGAAGCTGAGTGCGAAGACACTGAGTTGCCCGGTGACGTAGAGCTCGAACAGATTCACAGGATCACCTCGATGGCGATGTCGCCGTAGAAATACATGTAGCCACGAACGGTCTTGATGGTGAGTTGCTTGGTCATGATGATTCTCCGTTGCTAAGTTGGGGAGTTGAGTGGAGCCGGGCTTACGCCCGGACTACCTTGGCTACTTGGCCACTGGACATGGCCACTGCCTTGGCGGCGAGCAGCTTGGCGCTAGGCTGCCAAGCTGCTACGCGTGGCTGCGGAGCTGGTTGCTCCAGCGCGTTGGCCAGTCGCCCCTCAAGGGCGACGATCTCGGTACGCTGGGTCACGTAGCACTCGCGTGCAGTGGTGAGCTTGGACTCGAGGAGCGCAATGCGTGCGTTGGCGAGTTCAAGGGCGGCGATGAGCTGGGACTTGGTCATGATGTGTACTCCGAGGGTGAGAACCGTAGGCGGAATGCCTACTTACACAACAAGACAAGAAGCGCGGCAACGCCGCGCGCAGCTCGGAGATGCGGACTCACTCGGTGACTCGGTGACTAAGAGACTGAGTACCTACACCGATGGGTCCCCTTTGCTCGGTCTACCCGAATCCGGAACCGAAGTCGGGGTGCTCGAGCTGGCAGGGGGAGGGGGTGTGGCGCAGCGCCAAGCTCTTAGTTTCTAAGTTTTTACTCCCGAAGCCCCTAAGTTTCCCTCTCCCGGGTTTCTGAGTTACGCTAATGCGAGTTTCAAAAAAATTTCTAAAAAATTTCTGGAGGTTTTTGTATGGCTCAGCCCACTCGCCGGAACAGTAAGGCGGTCACTGAGTTCGAAGGGAACACCCGGGCTATCGCAGGCACCCAGAAACCTGACAGTCCGCTCACCGAGATGCAGAGACAGTTCGTCATGCACGTCGTGCACGACAAGATGACTCAAACTGCTGCGGCCAGAGCTGCTGGGTTCAAGGGGAACCCCGGAACTGCGGGCTACGACCTGATGCAGAACCCGAAAGTCCAGCGTGCTATCGCCGAAGAGCGCAAAGAATACGAAATCGCGTCGGGTGTCACGAAGAAGAAGGTCATTGATGGGTTTCTTGAGGCCATCGACATGGGCCGCATGAAGGGCGATCCTCTGGCTATGATCGCTGGCTGGCGCGAGGTCGGTAAGATGTGTGGTTTCTTCGAACCTACGAAGTCTAAGATCGAGATCTCAGTCAACGGACAAGTCATGGTGCAGCGTTTGAACCAGATGACGGACGAAGAGTTGCTTGCGATCGCTGAGTCCGACCCGTCTCAGATCTTAGAAGGTGAGTTCACCAGTGGCTAAGCCCCCCTCCACCTCTCCCGCAGTTCAAAAGCTTCTGGCCCAACGGGTCCTAGCGCGTCGCCGCCTGTTGCAGTTCACCAAGATGACGCATCCTGCGTACTCCGCAGGGTGGGTGCATGATGATATCTGTCGTCGCTTGGAGCGCTTTAGTCGAGAAGTCGCTGAGCGGAAGTCTCCGCGCTTGATGCTCCTGATGCCACCGCGTCACGGCAAAAGCGAGCTAGCAAGCATCCGCTTCCCCGCGTGGCACTTAGGGGAACATCCTGAGCACGAGATTATTAACGTCGGGTACAACTTGGACTTGCCTATGAAGTTCTCGCGTAAAGTGCGGGAAGTCATGCGCGACGCCTCTTATTCCGCGATCTTCCCCGATGCCAAGCTCGATCCTGACTCCCAGTCGGCAGAAGCGTGGAACACAACCGCTGGTGGCGGCTTCACTGCTGCTGGTGTTGGTGGCGGTATTACGGGTAAAGGTGCGCACATTCTGATCGTGGACGACCCGATCAAGAACCAAGAAGAGGCCGACAGTGTCTCTACGCGCGACAAGCTGTGGGACTGGTACCAGTCCACGGCGTACACGCGCTTGGCCCCGGGCGGCGGGGTGCTGATCATTGAAACTTGGTGGAACGACGACGACCTCGCCGGCCGCTTGCAGGAGATGATGCGCAAGAGCGACCCGGACAACCCGGCCGACCAGTTCGAGATCATTCGTTACCCAGCTCTGAGCACCGAGTGGGAGTATCGCGACGAGGCCCAGCCGCACCAGCCGATCATCCGCACCCCTGTCGAAATCGACGTTGCCAATCCCCCGTTGGGGTTTAGTACCCAGTTGACCCCTCTACGCCCCATAGACTTCTGCCTCCACGAAGACCGGTACCCTACCGACGCGCTCAAGCGGATTCGGGCTAACATGCAGCCGCGTATCTGGTCGGCTCTGTACCAGCAGAACCCAGTGCCCGACGAGGGCATGTACTTCAAGAAGGAGTTCTTTCGTTACGAGCCCGAGTCACCGCAGGGCTACGGGCTAAGGATCTTCACCGCGTGGGACTTTGCCATCGGCGAGAAGCAGCAGAACGACTGGACTGTCGGGGCTACGATCTTGCAGGACGAGCACGACACGCTGCACGTCTTGGAGATTTTCAGGATGAAGGGCGATTCGTTCTTGATCATCGAGGCGATGCTCGACGTGGCCCAGCGCTGGGGCCAGATTCCCGGCACCGGGTACTTGATCGGCGCCGAGGACGGTCAGATCTGGCGCGCCATGGAGCCGATGCTGAAGAAACGCATGCTGGAGCGACGCCAGTACCCTCCGTATGAGATACTCCGGCCGCTCACGGACAAGATGGCCCGGGCGCGTCCGCTGCAGGGGCGCATGCAGCAAGGTCGTGTGATCTTCCCGGAGAATGCCAGTTGGCTGCCGCAGGCGGAGCAGGAGTTGCTGAGATTTCCCGCCGGGGCGCACGATGACGTTGTCGATGCACTGGCGTGGGCTGTACATTTGTGTCTTGGGAAAGAGCCGCCGCGCGTAGAGACTCCTCCGGAGTTGAAATCGTGGCGCGACAAGCTGAATTCATTAGATCGGAGTAGCGGGACGCACTTGTCCGCGTAGGAGCTGAACATATGCCTGTAAACACAGACGTCGCGAACGAAGTATGGGCCCGCTACCAGTGGCTACGGGACAACGGACACCTCAGCTACACCAGAAAGGCGAAGAAGTGCGAAGACTTCTTCGCTGGCGTGCAGTGGGACCCGGCTGATTTGGCCCTGCTCAAAGCTGCCCGGCGCCCGGCACTGACGATCAATAAGATCATCTCGACGATCTCGAACGTCTTAGGCGAGCAGATTTACAACCGCACGGACATCGCGTTCCGGCCTCGTAACGAAGGGGCTACGACGGAAGTTGCCGACGCCTTGACGAAGGTTTTCATGCAGATCGGCGATAACAACCTGCTCGCGTGGACACGTAGCGACGTGTTCTGCGACGGTATTATCACCAGTCGTGGTTTCTTCGACGTCCGTCTCGATTTCACCGACTCGCTGCGTGGCGAGGTGAAGATCACCCAGCCGAACCCGAAAAACGTACTGATCGCGACCGACGCCGACGAGTACGACCCAGACACTTGGCCCGACGTGATCACCACGAAGTGGATGAGCGCCGACCAGATCGAGCTGATGTACAGCAAGGCCGACGCCGACATGCTGCGCGGGCGCACCGACACCTACTCCCCGTACGGCTCTGATGCTATCGACTCAGACGCCGACAGGTTCGGCGGACGCGACGCCCGGCAGTACGGCACCGACAGCTACCAGAACGACAGCGCGAAGACGATCCGCGTCATCGAGCGCCAGTACCGGAAGCTCGACAAGGTCGAGCACTTCGTGGACATCATCACTGGCGATATGCGCATGGTCCCGGAGAGCTGGGACGAGCAGCAGCGGCAGGCGTATCTCGACAACAACCCGAACGTGGCTATTACCAAGAAAATGATCCAGCGGATACGCTGGGTGGTTGTCGCGGACAACGTAGTCCTGCACGACGACTGGAGCCCGTACCGGCACTTCACTATCGTGCCGTACTTCCCCTATTTCCGTCGCGGCACGACTGTTGGCCTCGTAGAGAACCTGATCGACCCGCAGGAACTACTGAACAAGGTGTCCAGCCAAGAGCTGCACATCGTGAACACCAGTGCTAACAGCGGGTGGAAGGTAAAGCGCGGTGCCCTGCAGAACATGACCCCGGCTGAGCTGGAGAATCGTGGTGCGCAGACAGGTCTGGTGCTTGAGCTCGACGATATCAACAACGTCGACAAGATCAACCCGAACCAGACGCCTAGCGGCTTGGACCGGATCAGCTTCAAGGCTGAGGAGCACATCAAGGGTATCTCGGGTATCTCTGATTACATGTTGGGTAGCGCCCGTGAGGACGTGTCTGCGAAGAGCGTGAACGCTAACAAACAGTCCGGTCAGGCTAACTTGGCGAAAGTCATGGACAACATGAATCGGACTGATACTATTCTAGCTAGAAACATTCTAGATCTAGTTCAAGAGTACTATACTGAAGAAAGGCTGGTGTTCATCACCACCGACAAGCTCCAGAATACTACCGAGACGTTGACAGTGAACGGTCGGACCCCCGAGGGCACGATCGCTAACGACCTAACCATTGGCGAGTACGCGATTATCGTGACGAACCAGCCAGAGCGCGACAACTTCGAAGATACCCAGTTCGACCAGCTGGTGCGTCTGCGCACCGAGGTCGGCGTACAGGTACCGGACAAGTTCGTGCTGCAGGCCAGCCGTGCGAAGGACAAGGCGGACATCATCAAGGCGATGGAAGGCGATCAGGACTCCGAAGAGGCGAAAGCCGAGGCCCAGATGAAGATGCGCGAGCGCGAGGCCACAGTCGCTCAGCTCGAAGCCGAGGTCGAGTCCACCCGTGCCGACGTCGAGGCGAAGAAAGCCAATGCGCAGAAAGCTCTGGCCGTCGCCGGCGAGGTCACTGCGAAGACTGGTGCCGAGGACAACGAGGCGAACGAGGCCATGATCAAGCTCGAAGCAGAGCAGAAGCTGGCCCGCCAGAAGCTTGAGGGCGAGCAGCAGCTGGCTCGCGACAAGATGGAAGGCGAGCTGACCCTGAAGCGCGAGGCTGCGGCCGTCGACGCCGACATCAAGCGCCAGACCGCTAAGCAGGACGCTGATCTGAAGCGTGCCACTGAGATTCACAACGCTGCACAGCAGCAAGCCAAACCCCAAGCCCCAGAAGGAGCATCAAATGCAACCTGAAATCGAGAATGAAGACGTAGTTGATCGTGGTGACACACTGCCTGATGAGACTACTCTCGATGACAAGCCCGACGATCTGCCGAAGGACGACGCAATCCCGTCCCTAGACGGCGAGAAAGACGAGTTGCAAGAGACCGACGAGGAGCGTGCCGAGCGCGAGGCCGCTGAGGCCGAAGCCGAGGCGAAGAAACGCATCCGGATTCCGAAAGCACGGTTCGACGAGGCCATTCACAAGGCTCGTCAGCGTGAAGAAGCTCTGAAGCAGGAGATCGCCGAGCTGCGCAGCGGCCAGCAGCGTGCTCAGGTCAGTGGCACTATGGCCGAGATTTCTTCGAAGATCGAAGAGCTGCAGGACAAGTACGAGGATTTGATCCTCGACGGCATGAAAGACGACGCCCGGAAGGTCCGCCGCGAGTTGGATGCCCAGCGCGAGGCTCTGATCGACCTGAAAACGTCGGTCAAGTCCGAGCAGGCGCGGAAATCGGCCATCGAAGAGCTGCAGTACGACGCTGTTTTGGCTGGTATTGAGGCTAAATACCCAGCTTTGGACCCCGAAGGTCCTGCGTACGACGCTGAAAAGACCGACGAGGTCGTAGTTCTGCTCGAATCGTTCGTAGCACGTGGTTTTAACCGCCAGACTGCTCTGCAGAAGGCTGTTAAATACGTGATGGGCGAGCCGTCGACGCCGGCGCCGGCCAAAAATACCGAAAACGTGCGTGATATCGACGCTCGCCGCAAGGCAGCCGAGGCTAACAGACGTCAGCCGGCCGATTTGAATAAAGTCGGCAAGGATTCGGACCGCGACGGCAAGGATTTCCAAGCGACGGACATCTCGCGCATGTCTCAGGACCGGTTTGCCAAGCTCGACGAAGACACGTTGGCGAAACTACGCGGCGACGTGTTGTAAAACCCCGTCTTTGGCCCCTTCGGGGGCCTTTTTCTTGGAGATAAGACATGGATTGCGTGGATTCCAGCCGCATCGACGACGTTATCGTCGAGAAGCACTTCTACGACCGCCCCAACGGGGTGATTACCTGCCTGTTGCGCCTGCAGAACGGCACGACTGTCAGCGGCGAGAGTAATGACAGCCGCGATGGCGCGTATCTGGCTGCCCGGGACAAGGTCTGGGTGCTGGAGAACTACCTGCTGGCTCAGCAATTGTTTAGTGCAGCTGAACTTAAAGCAGGTTCAGTCCGTTGACTTGGTGAATATCCAGAGCTACGATGCAACGCATCGACTGTGCATAGCGACATATGCACGGAGCCCGACCTCCTAAAAAGTCGCTTCAGCGCTGGCCCAGCGGCAAAAGGGCGCAATGAACCGGCTGTTAAATCATCTAGGAGGAAAGCCACATGGCTCTCACTAACTTTGGTCTGCTCACCGACGAGCAAAAGACAATCTGGTCGAAAGACCTGTGGAAGTACGCGCGTAACTACTCGTTCGTCAACCAGTTCATGGGCTCCGGCGCTAACTCGCTGATCCAGCACATTACTGAGCTGAAGAAGTCCGAGAAGGGCGCTCGCGCTGTCATCACCCTGCTGGCCGATCTTGAAGGCGATGGTATCGCCGGGGATCGTACTCTGGAAGGCAACGAAGAGGCCATGAAGTCGTACGATCAAGTGATCCGTATCGACCAACTGCGCCACGCCAACCGCCACGAAG